CGCTGCCGGGACTCTCACCTCCGCCATGAAGCGTGGCGACTATAAGCCCCGTCAAGGTCCTGCTGTGCCCCAGCGTCTCACGCAAGGTGGCATGGACAAAGGCTCCTTCGACAAGGCATTTAAGGCTTCCCGCACTGCTGGGAAGAAGACCTTCACCTGGCGTGGTAAGAAGTATACCACCGAGATGAAATAGTCATGCCCCTATCTCGCGGCTCCTCAAATAAGGCCGTGTCTTCCAACATCAGTAAAATGGTAAAGGAAGGCCGCCCTCAAAAACAAGCTATTGCTATCGCCCTTTCCAAAGCTGGGAAGAGCAAGAAGCGTAAATAGTCACCGCAGGGGTCAAGGAGACGATCCTAGGCCCCTCAACCCCCTTAAAGGTGTATTGTACCGTATGATTAAAAACAACAGCCTTACAGGCGATCCTCGAAGGACCATAGAGGAACGTATCTCAAATTCATTTCCTGTTTTTCTTTCCCTTGTATGGAAGTCGCTAGACCTGCCTCGACCAACAAGGGCTCAACTTGCCATTGCCGAGTACCTTCAGTCCGGTCCCAAGCGTCTACAAATCCAAGCGTTTCGGGGTCTTGGTAAGTCGTGGATTGCTGCTGCCTTTGTGTTGTGGACACTCTGGAACGACAGAGACAAGAAGATCCTTGTTGTTTCAGCAAGTAAACAAAGGGCGGATGATTTTACCATTTTTTGTCAAAAGTGTATCCTTGAATTTGACTGGATGGTCCACATGCGACCCCAAGACGATGACCAACGGTGGAGTCGGGTGTCCTTTGACATTGCCGGGTGTCGCCCTGCCCAGTCCCCATCGGTCAAGAGCGTTGGTATTACCGGGCAATTAACGGGAAGCCGGGCTGACCTAATTGTCTTTGATGACGTGGAGGTTCCCTCTAACTCTGCCACCGACATGATGCGAGAGAAGCTTCTTCAGCTAGTAACTGAAGGGGAATCCGTTCTTACCCCTAAAGCAGACTCACGTATCGTTTTCCTTGGGACGCCTCAAACCACGTTTACCATCTACCGTACTTTGAGAGAGCGAAATTATCGCCCCTTTGTCTGGCCTGCTCGGTATCCAAAGAACCTTGTTGGGTATGAAGATATTCTTGCCCCACAGCTCCAGGGAGACATCGACACCAAGGGACACGACACACTGAGCTGGACCCCAACAGATACCCGCTTCTCGGAGATCAACCTTCTTGAGAGAGAACAGTCGATGTCTCGGAGCAATTTTATGCTCCAGTTCATGCTGGATACCAGCCTTAGTGACGCCCTCAAGTTCCCCCTCAAGCTCAGCGACTTTTCCGTACTTCCACTAGACCCACAAAAGGGGCCTTCGGAAGTGATTTGGGGGGCGGACAAAGAAACTCTGTTGGATCTCCCGGCTGTCGCCCTTCCCGGGGACAGATGGCATCGACCCAAACGGGAAGGAGAGTTTGTCCCCTGGGGGGAGACCATTGTTGCTGTGGACCCCTCCGGTCGCGGGAAAGACGAGACTGTTGCCGTTGTCCTGAGTCAAATAAACGGGTTCCTCTTTATCCGGGACATCTTTGCCAGTCAGGATGGATACTCCGACAAGACCCTCTGCGAGATCCTTAGGCGGGCTAAACGTTATGGTGCGTCCTCCTGCCTCATCGAATCCAACTTCGGTGATGGCGCCATTATGGAACTTATGCGGAAACACGCCACCGAAATGAAAGTCGGTATGAACTTTGAGGAGGTTCGCGCTACCACCCGGAAGGAGGACCGCATTATCGATACACTGGAGCCTGTGTTGAACCAACATAGGTTGATCATTGACCAGCGTCTCATTGACTGGGACTACCGGAGTAACCCCGACCAAGCACCCGAGGAGCGCCTACCCCGGATGCTTATGTACCAGCTTACCCGTATGTGTCGGGAAAAGGGGGCCGTAAAGCACGATGACCGGGTAGACGCCCTAGCCCTTGGCGTGAAGTATTTCCAGGACGTGCTGGCCATCTCCGCGCAGGAACAGGGTATCCAGGCGGACCGCGAAAGGTGGCAGAATATGGTTGAGGGGTTCCTTAACGCACCGACCTTGGCTACCGATCTGCTGGTCGCGGGAAGCACCTTTGACGACCCCATAACCCACGAAGAGGGGCCCATCGTTTCGTGGATTTCTCACCGGTAAAACGCTACCCGTTTTTTCCTCGAAACCCCTTGCCACAACTACCCCCAAGAGAAGGTGCACATTATTACCCAGGGAAGTGGTGCTCCTTGGGCGTGGAAACAGCGACAAGCTGAGGGGGGAGACCACATAGAGGGGGGGGGGGGTTCTCCTCCTTCCGGTCTTCCCCTTCTCCTTTCGTTGGAATCCACAAACTTACCATCCCGTCATTATCAACCCAGAGGGACGGGTATGGGGTATGGACGTATCATTGGGGATAGGGGCGACCCAACTCCCCAGTGTTTACTAAGCGAACGAAGTGAGCGTCCCACTAGCCCAAGACCCCAAAGGGACGACAAACAAAAGGGGAAGGGCGACACATATTAGATAGTAGATGCGAAGCCTACTATTCGTATATGTTATTATTATTGTTAATTAAGAACAATAAAAAAATAATAAAAGACAAATTTTATTCTCTTCTTTATATTACTGTTAATGTTAGAAGCGAAGCGCCTGTACATTACTGTTAATATTACTATTAATGTTCTTTATTATTAATAATAAAAATAATAATCTTCTTTATTGTTCCTTAGGGGAAGAATGTATCACGATAGGTCCAATCAGAGTACTGACCGACCTATTACGATACAGCTGTTATAGAAAGGAAAACTAAAAGTTTTTAATTCTTCATTCCACAACAACAACCACCATTGCTCATTATGGCACCCGATATTAAACAGCCATTCGAATCTCCTCACTCTTCAAAAATAAAGCTTATCTGGATTACTCCTAACGCTGAACAAACCATTGAGTACTGTGCAAGAGTTAGTAACCCTAAGGGACAGAACAAGCTAGACACAACCGGAAAGTTGCTGCGCTATCTTGTTAATCATAACCATTGGAGTCCCTTTGAGATGGCCTCAGCGTGTGTTGAGGTAAATACAACAAGGGACATAAGCGCACAGATCCTAAGGCATCGGAGCTTTTCTTTTCAGGAGTTTAGTCAGAGATACGCGTCTACCGTTGACGGACTTGGTGGTCTGGAGATTCCGCATCTCCGTCGCCAGGACCAGCACAACCGTCAAGCTTCCCACGATGATCTTTCTAGGGAGGAGACACAGGCGTTCTATCGACGCATCAGTTCCGTCTTTGAGGATCTGGAACATCTCTACCAGGAAATGTTATCTTCGGGAATTGCAAAGGAAAGTGCTCGAAAGATCCTTCCAATGAATAGCCCCACCCGTCTTTACATGTCCGGCACGATCCGGAGTTGGATCCATTACCTCAGTGTGCGTCGTGGTCCGGAAACCCAACTGGAGCATCGACAGATTGCTGATCAGATCTATCAAGTCCTCAACAAAGAGATGCCTAACCTATGGGAAGTGATCAGTTAAGGGGAGGTGATGTTCCCCTCAAATTACGTGAATTTAGAACCCTTTATCGTCTCCTAAGGCGGGGGTGGCCGGATTGGGCCGCCTTCCTCCTTCTTGGGCTCCTTGTGTGGATTGAGGGGAAGACCATTAAAGCAAGAATTAAAAATACTGTTGATGATGCTCTGGAACAATATGAAAAGATTGACCCTCCTACTCCTGTGGTTGCGCCTCCTGTTTATTCCGAATCGGGTAGTGACTTCTTTGACGAGATGCGTCTCACTGCTAGCTGGCTGCCTCAGGACGACCGCTCCAACCCTCCGTAGGTGACGTAGCACCTCCGGCCTATTGGAGCGGCCTTGCTGGGCCTGCTAGAGGTCAGCTGTGATTTTTGACACAAATTTCTGAAGTCCTTACGCATGTACGGCGGCGCCCAGTACCCCCCATGCCCCCCTCGCCCGGAGAAAACGCGCCCGCCCGCGTAGGTTCGTGTCCAAAACCGTGTCCAACCGGCCCTGTTCAGCCCCAAATGCCAGGCCACCACTGGGCTGCGTCACTGTGCGTTAGACAGATACGCAAGGATTTGGACAGGGGCAGGAGTACAAATGCACCAGTGCTACATAGGTAACGCGTGCGCGTGTGATACGCGTGTACTATTTATATATAAAATCTGTGCCCATCAGGTTTACTTATCATTGACATAAGCAACACTTATCATTAAAGCCTTGACATTGGCAGGGCCAAGGGGCCATCATTGGCACATCGGACGGGAACCACACCGGAACCGAACTACACCGCACACAGAACAATGACCAACATCCTCCACATGTGCGCCGAGAATGACTACTACGGCAACCCTCAACGGTTGTATGTGTTGAGTAACGAGGACGGAAAGTTTATTGCTTGCTGGGATGAAGGCTACAATGGCCATCATGCTGTGCCTGGTGTCTGGCGCGATAAGGCCTACCTTGCTCAACGGTTTGACATTAGTGTTACGAAATATAAAAACCT